ATGGCTATCACTACTGCACAGATTCAACAGCTGTACGTTGCTTACCTCGGCCGTGCCGCTGACAAAGCTGGCCTGGACTACTGGTCCCAGCAACTGAACGCTGACAAGCCTGTTCTGACTCTGGAAAGCCTGCGCGCTAACTTCGTTAACGAGCAACCAGAGTACGTTAACGCTTACGCCGGTCTGTCCCGTTCCGACACCGTTGTTAAAATCTACAACAACCTGTTCGGTCGTGCTCCAGACGCTGCTGGCCTGGCTTACTGGACTACTGGTGGTGGCGCTACCGTCAACGCTGACCAACTGCTGACCGCTTTCGTTGCTGGTGCTGGCGCGACTGACGCTAAAATCATCGCCAACAAAGTACTGGTTGCCGAAGTTTACACCGCAGCTGCGGGCGCTAACTACGTAGCGGCTGATGCCAAGTCCATCATTTCTGGCGTTAACGACACTGCTGACAGCGTGAACGTTGCTGTAGGTCACCTGACCGATGGCACCCTGAGCGGTCTGGCTATTCCACAAAGCGTTGCAACTCTGAAACTGGATCTGGCTGCTGAAGCTGCCAAAATCGCTTTCGAAACCACCAAAGTTGCTGACGTACTGGCTCTGGAAAAGCAACTGGTTACTCTGTCGGCTGCAAATACGCACTTGGCTGACCAGACTCAAACTGCAGCTGACACCGCTGACTACTTGACCCTGACTGCTGAACTGGCTCTCGATCTGAATGCAGCTCGCGCTGATGTAACCCCGACTGGCCTGAATGGCAAGACCACTCTGCAGCTGACTGGCGATGCAACCGTTGCCGCTGCTGATCTGGTTGCTGCTCGTGCAGCCCTGGTCGCTAAGGACCCTGCTTCGATCGACAAGATCACTGCATACGAAAAAGCTGCTGTAGCTCTGGCTGCAACTTCGAAAGCTGATGCTCTTGATGCTGCTCAAGCAGTTGCTACCTTGGCTGCTTACGGCTCCAACGTTGCCAACGCTACTGTCTGGACCAAGGCTCTGGCTGATGCTGGTGTTAACACTGGTGTCGGTTTCGCTGATACTGCTGCTAAGCAGGCTCAGGCTATCTACGATTTCCTGGCTAACAAAGATACCTCGGCTACTAACGTTGCTAAAATCGCTACCGATTTCTCGGGCGTGAGCAACTTCACTGCCGTTGGTACTCTGGCTGCTAAAGACCAGGCTTTCAACAAAGCTACCGACGCGTTCGGCAAGGCTGACACTGCAGTTAAAACCACTGCTGAAGGCACTACTTGGGCAAACGACTACCAAGCTGACGCACTTGCCAAAGCTAAGGTAGACGCTTCCAAGTCTCTGGACGCTCTGGAAAGCTCGTACAAAGCCATTGCTGATGCTTACACCGCTGCTGGCGCCGCTAAAGATGCCGCAGACGCTAAAGTAGCTGCTGATAAATCGCTGGAAAAACTGGGCGATACCGGCACAGTGATCTCCGGTGACGGTAAAGGCATTGGCAACGTAGACAAAGCCGACGTGTTCTACTTCGCTTCTGGCAAAGTAACCTCTTCGGACGGCGCTGTAACTCTGGAAGCTGGTAAAGACACCATCTACCTGGGCGAAGGCTACACTCTGAACAAGACTGCTACCATCGACGCTACTGGCATCCACGGTGCCAACAACAGCGCGCTGGAAGTATTCTTCTTCAAAGACGCTGCATCGGGCAAAGTCAACGCAGTTATCGAAACTGCAGCTGAAGGCAACACCACTGTTGTCAACAACAGCTTCGCTGCATCGACTACTGACAAAGTATCGATCATCGAACTGGTTGGCGTTACCGACGTTTCGCAAGTTTCCTTCGCGAACGGCGTTATCAGCCACGTAGCTTAATTGCCTCGTGATTGATAGCTGTGATGGGCTTCGGCCCATCGCAAGCTGCTAATAAAAAACCCGCCCTTCAAAAGGCGGGTTTTTTTATTGCGCATATTAATAAAAGATGTATTAGTCATACATTTGGAAAAGTACGGACAAAAAAAACCCGCATCCTCCGTCGAGGTGCGGGTTTTTAATATATCGACATCGACTATTGGAGACAGTCGACACACACTCTACATCCGTTGATGCCAAATGGCAAGTGGACATCATCTCCAAAATGACAGCTACTGAATTTGAGTCGCAGCATGCTTTCGCAATGAATATTGTGTACATGGACGATCCACTGCGATGCCCAGCCAGCAGCGCCAGAGCCTCGCCTCCCGCCGCCGAAGATCACTAAGTTGCGCCTCCATATAAGTAATGCGGAGCGCGCACTCATTACATTACAATGATGGCGTTTTGCCTCTAAAGATAACTAAACCGTTCTGGAGATTTTGGCATGGCAGCCTCACCGTATTTCAATCAGATTCAACAACTCTATATCGCCTACTTCGGTCGCCCGGCAGACCCTGAGGGCCAATCCTACTGGGCGGCTGAAGCAGCCAATAGCAATGGCAATTTGAGTTCCGTCATCGCTAACTTCTCGATCTCGGCCGAATCGAACACGCTGCTCGGGAACCTGAGTACTACGCAGATAGTGACCGCCATCTACGCAAACATCTTTAATCGCGCACCGGAGGCCGAAGGCCTGGCATATTGGATTGGCCAGATCGAATCAGGCGCCATAAGCAGCGCGCAGGCGGCCTGGACAATCCTCCAGTCTGCCGGAACCGAAGATACCAAAGCAGTGCAAAACAAGTTGGCAGCGGCCAACGCCTTTACAAGCCAAGTCGATACCAACGCTGAAATCACGGGCTACGCCGGCGCTACAGCCCTGGCCCATGGTCGCGCCTTCCTCGCAGCCATCGACGGCACCACGGCATCGATGGACAATCTACAAGCGAACGCGGCCCATGCGGTGACTATTGCAACAGACCCCGCACCAGCACCAGCGCAGCCGGTACAACCTCCGATCTTCAGCGCTACCGAGCACGCAGGCGTGGTGTCCTTCAGTGGTTCGGCCACGGGCGATATCACCGTGACCTGGAGTGGCGCGGTAGGTAATTCAGAGGCAACCTTTGGCCGCGGCGGACACGATGCTCACCCGATTTCCTTTGGCAGCGGGGCCGCTAGCAGTGTGACTCTGGCAGCAACTGAAACCTTGGCTGGTTCGGCCAGCACGCTGGTGGGTTTGACGGTCAACGGCACGGGCACCGTGAACCTGGAGGATACGGCCGCTAACCTGAGCGGCCGTACTTTTGCCGCCACAAGCACGACGAACGACGTTCTGACCGCCACCGTCACCGGCCTCCCAGGAGCATCAACCGACCTGACTAAGCTGACCGGTTTTGAAACGATCCAACTGGAAAACAACTCACCGTTTTCCAACAGCTTCACTATTGCCGACGGTGCAGGCACCACCATCAATGCCACCGGCTCAACTGCCGTGACATTGGGTGCTGGCGGTCAGATTTTCAATGGCAGCGCATACAATGACATAGTGATGGGCGGCACCGGCAACGACACCATTTCTACTGGCCTGGGCTTCAACTTGCTGTTGGGTGGCGGCGGCAACGACACGTACAACATTGCTGCTACTTCGAGCAACTTGATCTCTGACTTGAACACAGGTGACAGTCTGGCAGTTGCGACCACTGGCGTCGTTACAGCCGCCGGCGTTTCTGCCTTCGTAGCCACTTCTGCAACAGTCAACGATGGCACGGTTCAGATCACTACCAACATAATAGATTCCGTGGTCGACCTGTCGCTGGCTGGGGGTTCCAATGGATTTACCGTAATCGGCGCTGCAGGTAACGATACAATTACAGGCTCCGCAAAGACTGACGTGCTCACAGGCGGTGCAGGTAACGATACCTTCGTCATGACAGGTGTTACGGCCGACACTAACGGTTCGGATACCATCACAGACTTTACAACGGGTTCCGATAAAATCGTGTTCAGCCTAGCGGCTGTGAATACGGCAACGACTGCTTCGCTGCTCGCGGGGGCCTTGACTGCAGGTAATTTTGTCAGTGGCCCAGGAGCCATTGCAGACACGGGGTCTAGCTACTTCGCCTATGACACCACAACCGGTACGTTGAGCTTTGATGCCGATGGTAACGGTGCCGGCGCGGCTGTAACGCTCGTTACGCTGACGGGCGCTCCGTCGATTGTCGCTTCTGATATCGTTCTCAGCGCATAAAGCCCTCAAGGTTTCATCGCTGTAGAGAACATCACAAACCCCATTGCCTGAAAGGGCTCTGGGGTTTCTTTTTTTCCAGACTACCGCGCTCCAAGCTCCAACCATCGATTGCCTCGAAGTCACCAACTGCGTTGCCCAGATTACCCGCTCGCCTTCTTCCGTCGGATCAAGCGCCACATACTCACATCAAACTACCGACACACATTCATCACGTACGCCTGCAATACCCTCAAAGCTGCTTGATCGGCAATGATCCCGGTCCTGATATCGAAAACAGTTCGTCCAGCAGCTGGATCGAGCTCGATGGCTCCGCCATTGCCCAGGCTGGAGGTGCTGGCGGTAACAGGCACGTTGCCGCTATTGGCACTACAACTTCCCGCGATGCGCAGCCGGCGAGCGCCATCGGCAATAGCGCGGCGCAGAGTTTCATTCTCAGCGAGGTCATGCGTTTTCTCCTTGGTGGCTTTGGCGTCGATATCGTCTCGGGTCTTTTCGGCGACTTGCTGCTTCTCCAGCGCCGTGCGTATCTGTTCAGCGGCCGCATTGCCGATGGCTGTCAGGTCGGCCTGGTGCGCGCCGGACTGCTCGGCCAACTGCTTGCCGTAGCGCCAGTCCTGCACCTTCCAGGTGGCGCCAGCCGTCAGCAGCAACAGCGCCAGTACGCCGGCCACCGCCCACTTCACTGCCGCGGGGGCTCATGCCAGCACCTTCAGCGCTTTGCCATAAAAGGCTTGGCGCTCGGCCGCACCATTCGGGACCCGCCCTTTTCTGCCGGTATTGATCACACTGCCAATGTTCTGGTTATCACCAGCATCGGCCAGGGTGTTCAGCCCATTGACTGCCCAGAACCATGCCGCAGAAATGCTGGCGTTCTTAGGCTGCTCCAACAGCTCAGGCTGGTTGATCAGGTCCAGGCCCAGGGCTTCGCCGCACGCCGCATAGTTCGCCCGTCCGGTGATCTGGATCAGGCCCCGCCCGCGATACTTGAAACCGTCGCCCGGGACGGAGTTGCCCAGATCCTTGCGGCCTTCGTACTTGGCCTGGGCCGGAGTCGGCCCCCAGATCTCCCGGACGTAAACCAGCTGGCCGGACTCATGGCCGATCTGGGCAATGAACGCGGCCACTCGTTTGGAACCGACAATCTGGAAACGGCCCATGGCGGTGTTGAGAACAGGAACAAAAACGCCGGCTTTGGCGCCGGCGTTCGGGAGGATCTGCAGCAGTTGCTGTGTGGTGATGGGCATACTTTTCTCCGGGCGAAAAAAAGCCCGCGTAGTGGCGGGCTTCTCTCATAATAATTTTCAAAGGCTATTTATAGAGCGCCCCATCCAGGCATGGACAATAGACCTGAGTACGCAGCGTACGAGGCGTACACAAATCCCGCGAGTAACAATCCAGAAAGTACGGCGACAAAAAATCGATGCATCCTCACTCCTTGAGTTTCGATAGCCTTCCTAGTGAAAGCATGGCGATATGATTTTACCCGGTTATCCCTTGAGCCTCGCCGTTTATCTGGACTAGGATCCGCGCCACGTTCTCCCGTATTAAAGGGTGCGGGAGAAAATAGAAGCCCCGGCGATTGCGAACCGCCGGGGTTTTGCTTTTCTATTCCCGCTGGTAGGATTTTGGCCACGTTCCCCTGCGGTAGAGCTGGGAAAAAGGAAGCCCTGGCGATCACGAATCGCCGGGGCTTCGTCTTTTCAATCCCCAGACGAAGAAAACCCCGAACGGGTCGGGGTCTTGGTGAAGTGCTTGGCGCCGCCTATTCGGACGCCGGCCCAGAACAGCCAGGCCCGCCATCGCGCCACGCCTTCCGCGCGCAATGCCCGGTACAGCACAGCGTCTGCTTCCTTGCGACTGACCTGGCCACCGAAGTACAGCCAGTCATGAATGGTCGCTGCGTAGTTGCCGTAACCGGCCACCAGGGCGAACAGCACGAAAAGGAAGACGTTGTGCAGCACCTGGATGCTTGCGAAGTCGGTGATGAAGCCGGCTGGCACAACGATCGTGCGTTGCTCCTCATCGGCCAGCACCAGGTCATCGAGTAGCTTGTAGGTGCGGCGGTCGGTCTGGTCGGTTTTCAGCGTGGTGACGAAGCGGCTCATGCGGGCAACTCCAGATCAGGCAACTCCAGTAGGAAGTCCTCAACAGTCGGCTGCGTTCGCTCTCTTGCTTTTACGGCGGCCAATTGTTCATAGGCATAAGCCCAGACCAAAGATCGCCAAGCGCGAAAGGCCTTGCCGTCATTTTGGAATTTGGGCACTGCTGGCTCTTCGGCGTAACTGATAGCTGTTGCAATGCTGTCGTAGCCGCGGGCAAAGGCGGTGCTGTTCAAGCGAGCCTGTACAGCCTGTTCGAACATCGCGACGACAGCCGTTTCGCTGGCCGGAACAACCACCCAGGCCTGAAGGACCCGCTCGCCTTCCAAGCGAAGCGCGCCGGGTTCCAGCGACTCGCCTGCTGCCAGTGCCGGCGCGGGATCTTGCTCGACCACCGCAAAGCCGTAGTCGATGACGTGCTCGGTCTTGATGTCTTCCGGCGGCGAGTAGTTCGGGAACCGCTTGCGGAAATCAGCTTCGGAGAGCTGAGCCAGGGTATCGAGGTTAGCTAACATAAACGCTACTCCGGAAGTTTGCCGATTTGTCGTTTTGCTCAAAGGTGACGAGCGCGTCATAGCCGTCGGTGCAGTAGCGCTTGCCGATGATGTCGGAAGTTGTAGGGGTAACGGGTAGATCTATCGGAAGTCGGGTGACTACCGAGACGACGCCAGCCTTGTACTGGTAGGTCACCGGTCCGTCGATAATCAGTATCCGATCCGCCAGGGGCACAAGTAGGCGACAGCCCGCAGCCGCTGTCAGCGTGATCCCCGGAACGACAGTAGCGCTCACCAGGTCATTGGTGGAAACGTACACCTGGCTGTCGCCAGACCCCTTGAGCGCCAATGTTGTTGTTCCAACTTTTGCGGCATCGAAGTAGGTGGTCGACGCCCAAGTAACGCCGCTATCTCTACTCACGTAAAACGCGTAGTTAAGCGAGCGCGTCATCAGCAGGACAGAGTCACTTAGAAAAATCGTGCGCGTGTGCCTTAACATCGGGCCGGTGTAGTCACCGCTCCCTGTACGCTTTGGTGTCCACGCTGCTCCTGCATTTGCTGAATATGCGAAGTTATCGTCTATCGCCCCTACACTACCGCCGGAAAGATAAAATCTGCCCGCACGAGCAGCTACATCGATGAGATTCCCTATGGCCGAAAGGGAAATATTATTCGAAGCCCAAGTCTGACCGCCGTCTGTGCTCTTTATGATCGCGTACACAGAGGGCGATAGGGTTACCTGCACTGCAACAGATATGACCCAGGTTCCCGAGTCATAAGCTACGCCAGAGATCCATTCATTTCTCGGCGTGGCGACGTAAGTAAACGTGCGCCCGTTGTCCGTACTCCGGAAGATGCGGCCACGGCGCCCGACAATATTGGACGTATCAATCCCAACCCAAGTACCTGCGCCATCAGTTGCGAACTTCGACAGTTCGTTGCTGGTACCGCGCGGGTCAAATACGATGCTATCGAGTATTTCAGAGGGTGTGCGGAATCGAGGGAAGGAACGGCTATCACCCGGCCAAAGAATGTATATCAGCCCCGCGGCGCCGACCGCGCCGGGCAAGCCATTCTGTGAACCTTGCAGGTTCACCCCGCCACAGCCGCCACCTCCTCCTCCGCCAGGCCACGATCCCGGCACAGCCAGAATCGTATATGGCCCGACGCGCATGAACGGATAGTCAACTTCCGCGTCAAGGAATGAGGTAGGGGAGCCGCCAACGCCACTATTGCCTCGAGTGGTCTGCAGCGCAGTGGCACCACTGCCCCCTCCTCCTGTGCCCGCGGCTCCAGCATCCACGCCGCCAGAGGCACCGGTGATAATCGAGCCAAAATTAGCCGCGCGCGCCGCGATGGAATACGGAATGGTGTCGCCCGGCGTGACTGGCACGTTGTTGATGTACCGACGCCGACCGCCAAGACCGCCCGCGCCACCGGCACTCCCTGTACTGGGTGAATGACTGCCCCCAAAGTCGCCGCTTGCGCCGCCCTCAATGATGAGGACGGAGATCGAGCTCACGCCATTTGGCACAACCCAATTGCCCGAGCCCGACAGCAGCGCTTGCCCGGCTTCCTTAATTTCCTCTGAGGAAAGGAGCATCTTCTTGATGGTCAATTGGAGGCTCCTTTGCGGCCGTATACCGTGCTGCCCTCGATCGTGAGGATGAATTCGATCCGCTTGCCGGCGTTTGGCGCAGAAGGCGCAACACCACCCGCTGCCAGCCACACAATGCCCGCGGGCCAGGTGAAGCCGTAAGCGGTGGCGCCTTGAGTGATGCGGACCAGTATCACCAAAGATTCCGCCGCCGACAGGGTCGGAATGTTCGTCAGGCTGATCGAAGCCGCCGCAGTGAGGGTCAGCGAGAAAACCGAGCTGAGAGACAGGTCCAGCGCTGTCGCGCCGGCAATCGACTGGACCTTGAGCGGCTCGATGTACAGCGCCTTGATGTGACTGGACCACCCTACGCCGAGTTCATTTAGCTGCACGGCCAGCGGCCGGCGCGCATTCCCGACGTAGGAAGGTAGGGCCAAGTCCGATCCGATAGCCCCAGCAATCGCCATAGCGCTGTTTGCGGCACTCGTTGCAATTGCCGCGTTAGAGGCTGCTGACGAGGCATAGCCCTCGGCCGCATTGACCTGGGTGGCGACCCAGCCAAAGGAGGCGTTGAGCTCAACCACCATGACCTCTTCAGCAGTCAGCCGAACCCCAGCCTTGGCGTCAAATAAGACCTCGGCATCGGTGGGCAGTGGTGCAGGTGGTAGAGGTGTAATTATTGGCGCTGTGACTGCCATTACATGAGGCTCCTAACTTTGAGTGTGTATTCACCACGGTTGTACGTCGGCAGCCCTATGTCGAAGTCTTCGAATATCCCGACGATGACCGTGTAATCCAGTTCACTTGCGCCGACATATAGAGCCGGCGCGTCGTCGAGCGCATCCAGTGACCGCTGAGCGCTTGAGATCTGATCGCCCTCAATGACAACTTGGAAATCTATCGACCTTCGCCTGCCGCGGCCGGTGATCGTCATGCTTCCGTCAAACTCTTCTCTGACAGTCGAGTATTTCTTGCGTCCGAGCGATGTTCCGTAGACGGCAGTTCCGATAGTTTTGGCCCAGCCAAGCACCATCATTCCTACCCGGGCGATGCCGCCCGGAGCGCTGACGATTACGCGGATATCGGCGTTATTGAATGGCGGTAGATCGAATTCGGCCAAGTTGTCCTTTGTGACGAACTGACCGAAGTAGTACTGATACCAACTACCCCCGGCCTTGCTCGACATTGAGAAAGTCTTGTCGTATACCGGGTCAGGCCCACCCGGCACGGTCATGATGATTCGCACCGACGAGGCATAAACCCCGACGAGACCGATCGCGTTGATTCGCTGACCTGGCCGAATGGTCAGATCAATGCTTTCAGGGTTCGAGGTGAAGGTGCCAATCTTCCAGGTGTTGCCGATGTTCTTGTTGAACATCCTGTACTTATTGACCCACCCAAGACTCACCCATGCCGCGGGGCTTACCGCGTCAGTGACAGGATGACGATTGGTATTAGCAACCACGGCTTCGTAGTTGAGTCGATCAATCGTCACCTTGTCCCCGATCTTGTAGGCAGTCGCTGGGTTGTAGGCTGGATAGTCCAGGTCCGGCAATGCATTGGTGATCATCTTGGCCGGAGTTATTTCTATCCCCGGCACCACTCTCATTTCACTCATGCTGTGGCCGCCTTGGTTTCAACTGGCCCGAGAATTTGCACCCCGGAATTAACGAGCGTTTCGATGCCATCTGCGACCGACTTCGTGAGTCGCGCCATGTATGTGGCGTTGCTTTCCATCTCTCGACGAAACTCACGAATCTCTGCCGCGGTTGCGCCGGAATCCCCGCCACCCCGCAGCATTGATGCCGTCTGGTTGGCATTGAAGATCCGGCTCGGACCGGTGACCTCCAGCTCCGGACCGTTCTCGCCCACCAGGCGCAAACCGCCGCCGAAGTCACCACCGCTGGCATAACCGGGCACCTTGATCGCTTGGCCTTTCTCCTTGGCCGCATTGGCGATGGCCTGGGCCAGTTGGTCATAGCTGATCGCGCCGTTCGCGAGCTGCCCCTGCCAGTACTCCTTGCCGGCAGCATCAGCATTGCGCCCGAGCAGCGACTGGTAGACCGAATCGATCAGCGTGCCGTTGTTGGTTGAGGTTCCATCGGAGGCTTTACCGGTGATGCCCGCCAACGCAGCCACGACCGCGAGGTTCATCGCATTGATAGCGTCCCTGACACCCATGACCGAGTTGTCGACGCCGTTAAGCGCATCCATTTGCGCCTGGGCGAACTCCAGCTGCTGGTCGTACTGCGCCATCTGCAGGTCGTAGCTGTCTTTGGCTTGCTTGATTTGATCCTCAAGCCCTTTCAGCGACTTCTCGGCAGTGGTGAGCTGCTTGCCATTTATGCCGTTCAGCTCGGCCACCACGTTGGCGGTGCGCCCCTGGTCCCGGGCAAAGTCTTCCATGGAGCCGTACAGATCAGTGTTGTTGCTGCTGACCGTATCCAGCGCATCGCTCAAACCGGTGAAGCCAGACAGCGACCCACCGGAACGAGCCGTGGCCAGCGCGCTTTGCAGCGTGGCTTGTGCCTGGGCTCGCAGCATCTTCACGGCGTCATCCGAATCGCCGCGCAGAGCTTTGAGTGCGGCACTCAAACCGTTGCCGACCGAAGTCAGTCCGCTGACGTTGTCCGTCGCAGTGCTGACCATGTCATTGAGCGAGGTGACGCGAGCGTTGTAAGCCTCGGTTGTCGCTTTCTGCTGGGCAGAGATGGCACGCTGCAAGGCGCTTTGAGCGCTACCCGCTACGCCGATCAGCTTTTCGGACATGGCCTGCACGGCGGCGGCGGCTGCGTCCGACCGCTGCTCGAGGATCGAATAAGCCTGAGCAGCATTACCGGACAGGCTGGTAAGCGTCACATACATCTGACGACCAGACTCCGTCGTCCTGTCCAGCGCTTCGACCATGTCCCTGTACGCATCGCGCGTTCCGGGAAGCGTCACACCCATCGCGGCAAACTGTTTGTTCACCGTCGACAATGTGTAGTCGGCCTTCTCCACATCCGTATAGAAGCCGTCGAAGAAGGTGCTCTCTCCGGCCTTCAGGGCTTCCAGTCCGCCCGCCATGGCAATCAATTGCTCAGCCATGAAGCCCGTACTGACCGATACGTCGTACAGTTTGAATCCAAGCATCTCAAACGAGTCGTTGACGCTGTACAGGTTGTTGACGAATGTCGTCAGTGCCTCGAAGTTGTAATTCTCCAGCCCGGAATTGGTCGCGGCGTTAATAGCCGAAACAGCGGAGTCACCCAGATTGGTGAACCAGCTATCCAGCTCCGTCTGGATAGCTTCTGGTGTCTTGCCCTGAGTGCTGATCCGGCTGGCAGCCACGTTCAGGCCGTCGAGTACCGCATCGCTCAGCTGCACGCCTAGCGCTGAGAACAACCCCATGGAATTGAGGATCTTCTCGTTGTACGCCGAGCCAAGCGCGCTTTCTGTCTCCGCATCCAGCGGGTTATACAGATAGCGAGTCTTGCTTGACCCCGACAGCCAGCCGCCTTTCTTTTTCTGTTTGGTGTACTGCTGCGCGTCGAACATGCCCCCGTCAACAGACAGTTCGATCCCGGTGTCCTTGGTCTGGTAGCCACTGCCAAACAGCTTGCTGCCTACCTTGCTCCACACCGCCTGGAACAGGGTCGAGCCGCTGAGGATGGCCGCCATCTTGCCGCCCACCACTTTGCCCAGAATGTTGTCGGTGACTTCGAAGTACTTCGCGCCCACGGTCTGCGGCAACATCGCCGCTTTGCCCAGGGCTGTGCTGCCAGCGCTGTCCCACATCTCGCCCGCATCAGGACGCACCCCGGCGCTGTACAGCTTGCCGGATTGATACATGCCCATGACGACGGCGAGCGGCCACATGGCGGCCGCGCTGGAGATGGCGGAAGAGATCGACGCGCCAATGCCCTGGGAAGCCGCTGCCGTCGTCGCACCGGCAACACCGATATTCGTGCCAACGGATGCGGCGCCTTCGGCAACTGCTGCAGAGAGCGTCGCCGCAGTGATACCTTCGGCGCCAACTGTCGCAGCTGCTGCTGCAGCTTGCGCGGCCGTTACGCCAGAGAGAGCGGCGGTCGTCGCTGCAGTCCCGGCAGCGGTCGCGCCGGTGATGGCGATGTTGCCGCCAACCAGGCTGGTGAAACCACTGCTCAAGGTGCTGGCAATATTGGAAAGCATGTTGCCGTAATAGCCGGCACCGCCCGAGATTGCTCCTCCAATACCGCCAGAGGCATAACCCGATGCAACGGACGAGCCGACACCGGTGATGGCGTTCCAAGCCGAATACAGATTTTTGCCAAGACTGGCCATACCACCAAAGCCGCCAGATCCACTGGAACCAGACGACCCACCCACACTGCCCAGCAACTTGCTCCACACCGACGACAATCCCTGCCCGTTGTCGGTACCCGTCAACCAGTTGCTGATCGAGGCCAGCAACGGCTTGGTGGTGAGCATGTGAGCGATCTCACCCAGTGTCTGCTTGAACCCCTTCTTCAGGTTATCCCACAGACTTTCTGCACCGCTGCCGATGTTGCCCCAGGCAGTGGCGAAGGCTTCGTCGATACGATCGATCGCGCCCTCGGTCATCTGCCCCCACAGGGTGGCCTTGCTGCGGTTGACTTCGTATTCGTTGCTGAGTTTGACCAGGGCATCTTGATAGAGCGCGGTTTTGCCAGGTGCCAACTCCATCGCAGCATAAATATCTTGCTGTGCCTGCTCATAATCCTTGAGCAGTTTGATCTCGGGGTTGAGACGATCAATGATGCCTTCAATCCGACCCGCGCTTTCCATGGCCTTGTTTGCATCAAGCTGGGCCTTTGTCGTTGCAAGGAGCTGTTTGTATTCCTCGCTATCGATGGCAATTTTCTTGCCCGATAATGCGACGGTCATCGCCTTCTCGACGTTGTACGCCTCGAGCGCATCCTTGCCCTGGAGCGTGGCCGTGGCCTGTTTTAGGATCTGATCGACCTCGACCTTCAGCTCAGCGACGTTCTTCATGACGTCCTCGCGGTCCTTCGCGTCGTGCAGAGCGTTGATGGCATCCTTGACCTGGTCATAGGACTTCGCGCCGGTCTTCAGTACCTCTTGCTCGATTTCTTGACGGATAGTCAGCTCTCGAACATTGATTGCGCCGGCCAGGTAGGCATCAGCGATGTCGTTCGAAGCCTTGGTCGAGATACCGGACTTGGCCAGCAGATCGGTAAGGGCTTTTTCCTGATTCTTCAGGGCTGTGGCGGCAGCGTTCGCCGCCTTGTCCACGCGCTTGTTCGCTTCGGTTGTTGCATCAAGCTGGGCGATGGCGGCTGTTGCGCGATCAAGTGGAGTGGCTTTTGGTGTGGCCGGAACGGCGGGTGCAGTGCCGCCATTGGTGAGAAGGCCGTAACCGGTCAGGTTCTGCTTTGGCGGTGTAACAAGGAGCATGTTCTGCCCCGTTACCACGCGCATCGTCTGATCGATGATGCGCTGCATGGCATTAACTTGGCGGGTAGCGCTCTCCTCTGACGCCTTCGCGGTCTCATCAAGGGCTGTTTTCTGAGCCGCTGCTGCTTGATTTGCCGCGTCCTCGGCGGTGTAAAGCGCCACCAGCTGCAATTTGAGGCTTGCTTGCTGGACCCTGTCACCTTCCTTGATCGCGTCCTGATACTTTTTCAGGGTGTCAGTTTGGTCAGCGATGAGTTTCGCTTGCGCAGTCTGGGCCGGTGTTGCACCCATTTTGGCGGCCGTATAGGCAGCCTCAGCAGCAGCATTCGCCCCGAGCAGGTCACGGGTTTTGGTCAACTGCTCGACGTATTTGTCCCATGCGGCCTTGCTTGCGTCAGTCTGGCCTGAATCTTTTTGAGCGACTTTCAGTTTTTCGGTGCTGGAAGTCACAGAGACAGTCGTGTCTCGAACCTGGCCGAGCAATTTCCCGTATTTGTCGGCTCTGAGTCCGTTTATCTCATACGCCGCTGCTGTTTGCTCGAGCATGGTGGTGTAAGCAGGCAGAATCGCTTTGTTCTCTTTTACCCATTCAGTGACGCTATTCAGAGATCTGGAGCCGGCGCGAACCTCCTCCATAAGCTTGTCGAACGCTTCCCCGCTTTCGATACCGGCCATGCCTAGCTGCTGGAAAGCCTGCTTGCCGCGCATCGAGTACTCGCTGAGCGCTGTACCGACCTCGTCCAGGGCATCCGCTTGCTTCTCACTCCAAGTCGATACCTGAAGGGTTCGCTGTGCCGCTCCGAGTTCTTTGAACTTGGCAATCGAATCATCAACCGTAAGATTTTGATCAATCAGCGCGGACGTGGCGGTTTTGGCGCTGCTACCGAAGTCGATGAAAGAAGCGGCAACAAGCCCGGTCATAGCGATAAGGCCGACAGGACCGCTCAAGAGCGCCAACAATCCGCCGCCGGATGCTGTGAGCACCGTTGTCGCCTTGGCAGTGGCTGATGCGGCGGCAGAAGCCCGATCCGATGCAGCCGAGGCTGCATTGGTTGTAAGCGTTGTTTCAGCAAGAGCGCCGCGCGCAGCCGTTTGCGAAGCTAGGGCTGCTGTGATTTCGGCAGATGTTGCAACCGTTGTCGCAGCAAGGGATGTTTCAGCGACCTGCAGCTGCTTGGTGATAGCAACTTCATCAAGACGTAGCGCAGCGATCCGCGCCACCGACATAGCTCTACCTTGATCCGTTATTTGAGCGCGTAACCTTTGCTCCTCGAGAACTCGCTCGGCGACCAGAGTGCTTTGAACGGCCTTGATATTCCCTATTTCAGATGTCTGGCGCAGGCGATCAGACGCAACCTTGGACTCTGCACTCGAAAGCTCGACTGCGGCGCGCTCAACCATTGCGGCAGCTTCAGCCTGTCGCGTCTGCGCAGTTGCCAGCGACTGCTGGGCCAATGCCGCTTCGGCGGTGACAGCCTCAAGGCTTGCTTTTGTGGTGAGCACAAGAGCGCCCGCCTGCTTGACCGAGGCGGCAGTGGACTGCGCGAACGAGGCAACCAGTTTCCCCGCGCCAAGCGTTAGTGCCGCGCCCCCCACATACGCAACGTTTTCGAGGGCATTGCCCACGTTTTTGATGGTTTCGGTGAAGCCTTCACCATCCGCCGTAACCGCATCCATCGCCCGGGAGGCAGATGTAAGCGCCGCCGAGATCCGGGAGCTCATGCCGCCAAGCTTATCGCCCTCCCCGATGAGCTTGGTGAACGATGATTGAACACGGGTCAGGCCGGTACCGATTGTTTCCTGCATCTTGCCGAACAGCGCATCTACCGCGCCCTGCTGCGCTTGCAACGCCTGCACGACCGATTCAGCTGTTAGCTTGCCTTCAGCGCCGAGAGCTCGAAGAGCGCCAACCGATACGCCCATACCCTTGGCGATGGCCTGGCTGAGCGCGGGAGCCTGCTCCATCACGGAGTTCAGCTCTTCGCCACGCAAGGTGCCAGAGGCAAACGCTTGACCAAGCTGCACCAGCGCCGCTTCAGAGGATGCAGCCGAAGCGCCGCTGATAACCATCGTCTTGCTGATGGTTTCGACGATACCCGCCACACCCTTCCCGCTCAGTTTTAGAGCATCTTGGTTTTGCGCGATGCGCTGGTAGAGCTCGGCTGTTGCGGTTAGGGGTTGGCCAGCTTTCTGCGCAATGCTAAAAACCGAATTTTGAGCGGCAGTGAACTCGGCACTGTTCGACGTCACCAGCTTCAACCGGTTAGCGATTTGCGTGTAGGCCTCTGCCTGGCTGACTAGCGCGCCTATCCCAGCACCGCCAATCCCCAGCGACAGGGCACCTTTCAGTACACCGGCCGCCCGCTGGGCGCTGAGGCCCACACGATCAAATGCGGAGTCCACCTGTGCCAACTGACGGTCAATACGCCCAGAAACCTGCGTGACGGACGAATCAGCCCGGGCCAGCTCTTGGCGCATCTGCGCCGTTGTAGCCTCAAGCCGGATCAACATTCCCTGGACTTCTTGACCTGCCATGAGCTTTTCTCCAGGCACAAAAAAGCCGCCTCATTGGGCGGCTCGTAGAAATTAGTACCCGCAAAGACGGGCTGTATATCGGGTCAGTGTTCCTTCCTCGACCTCATCTGGTCCTTGATGCGCTGCCGCTTCTCGTCCGGCGTTTCATTCGCCCGCGGACCTGATGGTTTATCCCCTTGGCCATAGGGATTGGTAGCGCGCAGGAATTCCACACGAGCCTCCCACGCCATGATGATCTGAGGAACAGGCGTCTCCCAGGCGTCTCTCGGGGACCAGTAGAGGCTGCCGGTAGCGATGCAGAACAGCTCATCCACATAGCTACCATTGCCCGGCCGATTTACTTTTTTGCTTTGCCTGCGCCAGCTTCAGCGGCCTTTTCGAGCTCTTCTTCCGTTTTGGCGGCCGGATTCAGCAGAGCCACGATGAAGGTGATCAGAGGCACGGTCACTTCGCCAACACCTTGATCGTAGATTTCCTCCTCGAGCGCCTCTACCTCTTTGGGCTTAAGGGTCAGGTTTGCGCCGGCAATGATCACCTTGGCGGCAGCGCTCAGGCTGAACTTTTGCAGTTCTGCCAAGGCAGGGCCGATACCACCGAAAAAGCGCTCGACACTGCGAACAGCTTTCAGGTTGAAGTTCAGGGTGTAGATCTCGCTGCCAACTTCAACATCGACGGTGCCGTGGTCAGTCTTGGACATGGTTCTGTATTCCTTGAGATAGAAGTATTGGAGCAGGCGCCGCGATGCACGACGCCTGTGAGGTGTGTGTCTTACGGGCCGGCCGGTGGGGCGTCTTCGTAGATTGCTGAGTTGATCGCCAGCGAGACAGAGGCCTTACGGATCGATTCAGCGGAACCGATCTGCTTACGGAAGCTCAGCACCTGGACCAGGTAGTAGTCCGAGGAGCCATCGCCGTAATCCATCTGGACGGCGTAGTTAGAGTCGCTACGCAGTGCCGCTTTCAATGCTGCCTGTCCCAGGTCCTTAGGGTCTTCACCCAAAGTGATGCTCTGGGATCCGGCATCGAAGGTGCCTTTAACTTTGCGTTTGCGGCGGTTGGCCAGTGCGGTGAAGTCGGCCGTGCTGGCCTCGTCGCCAAGCTCGCCAGCGTCTTCAACTTCGCCGACCTCGACGTAGGTGAGCGCCTTCAGTGCAGCGATGGCAGCGGTAATGCCAGCCGCATCCTCGCCATAACTGACGTTATGTGCCGGGCCGATCAGCAGCGTGACGCCGGCGGAAGTTTTAATAGTCATGATTGCCCTCCAGGGCGCGGGTGGTTTTCAAGCAATAAAAAACCCGCTCAATGGCGGGTGCTGGTGGAGCTCGGCGGAATCAGTGTTGAGTGATAACTCTTACGACGACGCTACCCATGAAGGTTTTGCCGTCTGGCTCGCGGTTTGTCTCAGTGCGAAGGACTCGGACTGAAATGGCGGTTCCGACGCTCAAGGGCAAGGGAACTTCGTCCAACGCCGCAGCAATCTCGGCATTGATGCGCTTCACTTCGGACTGACCTTTGTGATTGCTCCAAACGCCGATGTAGAACAGTCGGTTTTCGCGCTTTTTCCCGGAAATAGGCGTGGTATTGCTCGAAACCTCCGTGTCCATCACGACATATGGAAGCGGCGTCTTTTCAGGAACGTAATCGAATACCGGGCACGAAATAGCGCCTGGCACTGACAGCCTGTCGAACAGCGCTTTCTGCAGCGCTAAGCCTGGATCACTCATCTACCCTCCGCAGCTTTCTTCAGAGTGCTGGCAATCGCCTTGCTGATGATTAACTGGATTTCGTCGCGGTTCATATCGTAGGACGGACGTAACCAGGGATGCGCAGGACGAGCAGCAACCGTACCGTCGCCTCGGGTATAGGCTTTTGTGCCAAATTCCAAAAATCTTCCGTAGAAGAAATGCCGATTGTCCTTCTTACCGCGAATCCCGATCTGGGCATCTAGGCCGCTTTTCGAGACGAAGGACTCAAGCGCTTCCTCAATCTCGCCGGTATCGCGCGGAATGAGTTCCTGCTGGGTAGCCAACACCAGATTGGCAGCCTCTGCCATCGCTGGCCGTAGATCGCTTTCCATCTGGCTACCGATCCGACGCAGTAGTCCGCGCAGCTTGAAATTGCCTTGCACGCTGGAACGTCGCGCCATGATCAGGCCTCCTGGGCATCTACGAGAGAACACAGCAGCCGAAGCATCGAGTTCTCGTTGTCGGGCAGCGCAGCCTCGACCAGGTAGCGATCGGCCCCACGGACAATGCGCATGCCAACAACCAAATCAGCTGTAGGGCGAACTCGAATTTCGGCGGTGACCACACGGGTGATCTGTTGAGCAACGACAGCGGTACGCCCAGTGGGCATGGTGATTTCTGCCCAAACCTTCCGCAGCTCAGTCCATCCATCGGAGTAGCCGCCGTAGCCATCGGAAACGCTTTGTTGTGACTGCACTGAGCAGCGATGACGTAGTGGGCCGGCTCTCATCAAAAACGCTTCCTTGTCCAAAGCAGGGCATTTACCCCCATCGGGACTTGACTGGCGGCTGCGCCGATCACGACAGCCTCACGGTTGGCGTACCAGTGGCCGACCAGCAGCAACACCGCTTGCTCAACGTCAGGAGTGAACGCCATCTGTTCTGGACCTGTCGGCTCTGTCTCGACCAGCTCGCGATCGCAGTGCATGGCAACGTGAGCCTTGGCGGCTTCGAAATAACCGGTGATGACCGGGTCTTCCTCGTCACCATCTACACGTAGGTGGAGTTTCACGCGGGCCAGATCGATCATTTACTTTGCCTTCTTCTTGAGGGCCGAGGCTTCCTGCTCCTGCTCCTGCTCCTGCTCCTGCTCCTGCTCCTGCTCCTGCTCCTGCTCCTGCTCCTGCTCCTGCTCCTGCTCCTGCTCCAGGATTGGGCCGGCATCGACTTCTTCTGCCAACTCCAGACCAATCAACTGCTCAGCGACTTCATCGGCAACGTTGCGGACTTCGAACTGGTCAAAGTTTCCGGCGTGGTAGTGGGAAAACTGACGTAATGCGCGAATCTTCTTCATGCTGGAACCGGGGCAGTTACCTGCCCCGCACCTTTGGTTATGCCGCTGGAGTGAAAGTGCCTTTGATGATCGCGGTCGGACGGTAGTGAGTTACCGCCAGGCGTTCTTCGCAGAGGATGGTCAGCATGTTCTTCACGAAGTTGTCGCGGTCCTGGTTGCTGATTTCAATGGTCGCATCCATGCGATCCCAGACCTGCGAAGCCAGGTCAAAGCCGCCGACAGTGAAGGTGCCCTGAGCCTGAGCCTTGGTGGCAACAACCGGCAGACCCCACATTACCTTTGCGGCGAAAGCAGCAGGACCGCCGAAGATGTAGCGACCTTCTGCATCTTTCAGCAGTGCGATGGCATGCCAGTCGCGCGGGTTCAAGATCAGGCCGGACGCCTCGAACTCCGACTCGCTCGTTTGGAAGATGGCGTGGGCAATCTGATCCGCCCGGGTGTCGCCGGTGGCATTCAGCGCGACGTCATAGGCAGTGGCAACCTTGTTCAAGCCGATCAGGTTATCGCCGGTACCGTCACCGTTGAGCAGCTGGCCTTCTTCCACCAGATCCAGGCCAAACAGTAGGCGACCATTCACATAGGATTCCAGCATCGGCGCATCGTCCATGATTTGGCGCGAGGCCTGAATCCAGTGGGCGATAGTTTTTACGTTCGCGGTCTCCTTGGTGAAGGTCAGGCTCGACTCGGGCTTCAGATTGCCCTCGGCAACTGGCGCGGCGCTGTTGATGAACACGTTCTCGCGAACGTACTCGATGGCGTTCGAGGTGGTGCGGCCTTGGGCCAACAGATCACGGATGGTGAGGCGGCGCAGACCAGGCATCAGAATGCCCGGGTTTTGCTGCGGCTGGACCAGCGCTCCTGCCGAACCGGCACCGGCGCCCAGGGCCTTGCTGAAGCTTTTCACGTCAACCTTGCCGGAAGTGGAGCCGTTCCAGCCCTTCTTCAGGTCTTCGGCAGCACGCTCGGCGAACGACTTCTTGGTTTCCGGATTATCGAGATTGCCGGAGGCAAGCTTCGACTCCAGATCGAACAAGCGAGTGCCGGCAGTCTTCAGTTCGTCCTGGACAGTTTGCAGGTCGGTCTGCAGCTTCTTGCTAATCTCGCCGGTGCTGGTGATTTCTTTCTTCTGCGCATCGAACAGATCAGTCATGTTCTTTTGCGCGTCTTCGATTGCCTTTTGGATCTGGGCCAGTTCGGACATGGTTTATTTTCCTACAGATGGGAAGGACTTGATGCGATCCAGGATCGCGGTGATTTCGCCACCTTCGGAATCGCTCCGAACTGCGGACTTGATGCGGGCGATCAACGCCTGCGCCTCGGACTTGGATAGTCCGGCCGAATCCCTCAGCCAGTGTTCCGCGTCACGAATGGTTTCGATGGTCTCCATGCTCTTGAGCGAGGAGATTGCCGCCTCTTCATTGGCAGGCTCAGTGCAGATGCTGATTTCGCGCAGCCGCTGCATGGATTTGAAGGACATGCCGGTCGCAATTCGGTCGAAGTCGCCGGCGGCTGCCAGGAACCCGACAGAAAGTCCGTTGACCGTGCCGTGTTGCATGGCGGATTTGAGCGCTTCGGACTGAGGGTTGCCAGGCGTCAGCTCGCCTCGCGCCAGCAATCCCTTACTGTCTTCCTCAAGATGCAGCCACTTGCCGACGGGAATCTCGTTGCGCTGGTGATTGAAGAACATCGCCACCGCTCGCGTTTGACCAGTCAGGGCTTTGGCGAAGGCGCCCGGCAGGATGATGTCGCCATCAGCATCGACCTTATTGAAAACACTGGCATAACCCTCGAAGACGCCTTGGGCACCATTCCCAGCGAACTTGATTTCGGCCTGTTCGAAGGCAATGGTCTTTTGAATATTGGACATGCGATAGCTCCATAAAAACTAAACCCCGCTAGGGGCGGGGTTCGTTTTGCCAAGATGATCAAGGGGCACGTTTTGGGATTGCCGTGTAGCCACCTCACCACCCGGAAGCGGAGGTCGGTTGTTGACCCTTCGGCCTTCATTGATGGTGAGCAATCCGGTGTCGACCAGAGTCTTCATGTAGTTCGCCCTGGCTGTGGAGTCACCGCTCAATAGGCCGTCACGATTATGCTCGGCATGAATGCGCCCCACATCCGAAGGCTTGACGAGCCACCGCAGGATGCTGGTCTCCCATATTTCCAAGTATGGGTCCATGGTGTACTGCAAAAAGCCAAGGTTCTGTTGCTCAATGCCGGAGCCCCAACTGGTCGACTTTTCAACATCGCCCACCAGGTGCGGAGGCACGCCAAAGAAGCGAGCCAACTCGCTGACTTGGAACTTGCGGGCTGCCATGGTTTCGGCGTCCTGCGGCGTCACGCCGATGGCCTGGGTGGTGAATCCCGCTTCCAATATCCAGAGGCGCTTCTTCACCGGACCGCCCGATATCTCCTTGAAGTTGACGTCGAGTTGGTCGCGCTGCGCTTCGGTCAGTGTCTTATCGCCGGTCGAGAGGATCTGCGGGGACTTCGCGCCGTTCGCGTAGAAGTCTCGCTGCTGATCTTCCATGGCCACCGCGACACCAGCTGTTTTTGCCCCGAAGGCGATAGGCGATAGACCTACAAGCCCGTTAAATCCGAAACCCTTCAGGTGAAAAATGTCGCTCTGCTTGAACTCGGCATACTCAGTATCGCGGCGGTACCGATAGACAACCCGCTTATCCTCCATTCGGACATCCATGTTTACCGATAACAGAGGGATGAGGCTGATCACGTCGCCCGCCGAGTTGCGCTGAATCAGTGCATACGCGTTGCCGTAGAAGCAAAGCTGCATGGTCATGGCCACGCGGAAGTCAAACGCGGTCATGTACTGGTTAGGCATGTAGCGCAGGAGCCGCGCAAGCGGGTTGTCCAGGCCGACTTTGCTCCGGTCATCGCCCTTGGTCTCGAAAACGTCCAGCGGCATGCAAGCCGTCACACTTGAGATCAGGCGAACACAGGCAAATACCGTGGCGATCTGTAGCGAGCGCTCATCAGACACCACCGAGTCGCCCACCGCACCTGTCGCGGATACGGGCCCGGTCTGTGAGCCCTTTTCAGGCGTAACGAGGCGGCCTCCCGTAAAGAAGCTCGCCATGCGCGCCCAGAAGGGGCTGCGGGTGCGCAGATCGATGCTGTAGTCGGTATCGGCCATTAGAAACTCATTGGTCTGAATAGAAATGCATCAAGATCAGCCGCGGCTTCCTCCGCCTCGCCGCTACTTGCAGCTGATACGGCCATTGCCAGCGCCACCATGCCGTCAATGCGGCCGGTTGCCTTGGATTTTGTGAATTTGCGGCCGCCAGCCGGATCGGTAACCGTTACTGCGTTTGCAGAGCACATGGTCAACACCGGGTGCATGCCGTGACGAAGCTTCTTGCCCAATAGGCGAGACTCCAGCTCCCGCAGCGCGGGCGACATGCTTTGAAAACCCTGGCCAAACTCCTTGAACCGCTCCAGTTCCTCTTCCGAAAACCCTGCTCTGATCAGGCAGGGCTTCAAGAAACGCATGTTGTAACGGTCAAAGTTGATGAACTGGACATCGCACCGGTCGAACACGGTTCGAAGATGTTCAGCCACGAAGTCATACTCAATCGAACGGCCTGGGCAGGTTTCCAGGTATCCATCTCGCGCCCACTGATCGTAGGGCACCCGATCATTCCGGGATTTTTCTGCAAGCCCTTCTTCCGGCAGCCAGAAGGTCGACTCTACGTCGCCGTCCTCGCTCACCAGCTCCAGAGCGGTCAAATCGTTAACCGCTGATAGATCGAGGCCGCCATAAACGCGCCGGCCATCGATCGATGCTGGCCTGGCGCCGTTTTCGGCCCAGATCGTCCTGTTTACAAACGGGCTCCTGGCCTCGACGCGCTGATTCAGAATCAGATTTCGGTAGGCCGGTTCGCGACTGGGCAACCGCTTAGCATCGGATGCTTGGCGGAACACCTCAGTCTTGTTCATAAAGTCATCGAAATGCGGGTTTGCCGCCCGTATGGCCTCCTCGCTAAAAGGATCCATATCCATTGGTGCGGTGCAAATCTCGACCTTGTTACGCGGATCCGCGCCAGACAGCGCGTCATCGATCAGCAGGCTGAGTAAATCGGCGTCTGTCGGTGCCTGGGTGCTGATGATGATCGACAGCGGGTCTTCCTGGGCCGCACTGGCGGTTTCCAGCGCTTCATACAGCTGTGATCTGGGACCGATCACCTGGCCCAGTTCATCGTGAATCATCAGCGCCGGACTCAGACCGAACTTGGTGGCCGCATCAGCGCTAAGTGCCTTGTAAAGCGTGCCGAGCTCACCGCAGAGCAATTCCTTTGCTGTGTCCCGGATGTTCACGTAGGTCGAAAGGTCTTCGCTCATCCGAACGACCTTGGCGGCCAGTTCAAACAAGATCGCTGCCTGGTCGCGTGACTGGGCGGCGCTGTAAATCTGTGAGTTCGCACGGGCTTCAGGTCCACAGAGGTGCAATAGGACGATGAAAGCGCTCAACGCAGTTTTGGCGTTCTTGCGAGCCATGGACAAAATGAACGTGCGGGTCGGTGAATCGTAAATCCGCTTGATCCAATGCTGCTGCTTGGCGGTCAACTTGACCTTCTTACCGACCATCTTCCCTTCGGGAATACAGCAAAAACTCTCGATCCAGGCGATATTGCGCTCGCCTCTGGTCAGTCGTTTTCGCCCTGCCATGGTTTACGTCCTTTTGCCGAAGGTACTGCCTTGTCCGCTCGGACCAAGCTTTGCTGTGTGAGGCGCATTGATCTGAGCAGCGCATTCATAGTTCTGGTTTCGCGCTCGACCATACCGCTGAGTTTGTCGTAACGCTTAAGGCCATCGTCTTCCAGCAGCCAGGCCGGGTCGAAGGATTCCAGCTGTTGAGCCAGGATGTCGGACTGCACTTTGTGTCGGCAGTATTGGACGAGCAGAGCTGCGTTCTCAGGGCCAAACCAATCGGCAGGCCGGGCATTTACCACGGTGACCCATGTCGCCTTCTGAGCGGGCGTCAAACCCGCTGGCGGGGCCATCCTTGAATCGATGCCATCAGGCTTGGCCACGTACAACGAGGCGACTGATTTTTTGCCTCTTTCGGCCATCGCGATTTACCAAAAAACTACGGATTAATGAAAGGAAAGGGCGAGGGCCGATTTCCGGCAACACGTCGCCTGAAGTTTTCCCCTCCCCCTCCCCTTTGCGATCGATTCGCATCTATCTTCGCGCCAGAACGGTGCATTTTCATCATTCGAGAGGGTAACCATCAGGCCCGATCTGGATCTTCAAGCGGAACCCAAGGTCATCAGCTGTCTTGCGCTCATGGCAGCCTGGTGACTTTCCATCCCGGCTAACGCATAGGATCTGACAGTTGGCCTCGGTGTCTTCGCCATCCTTGAACAGCGGCACCTTATGGTCCAGTTCAAAGCCCGATGGGAACTCAGTGAGCCGTCGGCACATGGCGCAGCATGGGTCTTTAGTCCAGACGCTTAGGCGGCGCTTCTGTAGCGCCCTACCGGTGATCCGCTTGGTGGTGTCGTAGTGACGGGACTTGAACGTGAACGATCTGGTGTCGTTTCCCATGATGACTAGGCCTCAGCTGCGATCTTGATCATCGCCATGAGCGCACCGATCATTGCCTTGTCGGACTGCTTGGCAATCGCGATCACATCGGCCTCAGCCTTCATGACCTCGGCCTGATCTTCCGCCGGCATCTCGCTGACCATGCCCTTCATCTGGTAATACTCGGCCTTGTCATTGGGTCGGGTCATTGCGACCTCCTGTTGTGATGCCGGCCTTCTTAGCCAAGATCTGCGTGTACAGCCCACCAGCCACGTCAGCACCAATCACCGCGATGACGATGCCCAGACCAGCAGCCAGGTAGAGGTTGCTCCACAGGGCCAGCGCAAGCAGCAGCGTGGCCATGCCCAACAGGCCAGATGCCAGGAAGCGCAAGGCCACACGCTGCAGGATCTGCCGCAGACTCAGGTCGCTACCCGATGCCCTCAGCATCTCGCCGGAGAGCCCGGCCATGCTCAGCAGGACCAGCATCCAGAAGGGCACATCAGCAAGCGTCTGGTGTTCTGTGTTCATCAGTGGTCCTTGTCTGGGCGGCGCCCTTGTTCCCTGGCGGGACTGAGTAATAAGACCGGCGCCCAGTGCGCTGACATCCGCTCGAAGCAAGGAGGCAGGCACGGGAACCGGAAACGAAAAAGGCCCACCGATATGGCGAGCCTTTGAAATAGGTGTGAGGGTCTTTCCCCTCCTGTCCGTCAGCGCTACTCCAGGGTGATGGAGCAGGAGCACGCTGACTGCCGGTGTTTATCGCACCACCGCACTGACCGGCTTATCGGTGTCCAGACATCCCCGAGGGGCCACTCTGGCTATGGCCAACAATAAAAATATAACTCTAGACGCACCTTTTTGATTGACCAGCTATAACCCTAGAGTTATAATTATCCCATCAACTAAACAAGGAGATGGAGGTGCAAAGCAGGCAGTTGATAAAGGAGCTTGAAGCAGATGGATGGGTTCTAGATCGCGTCACCGGAAGCCACCATATGTTCAAACATCCCAACAAACCCCAAACAGTTCCAGTGCCACACCCGAAGAAGGACCTACCACTTGGAACGGTAAGGGCAATCAAGAAACTAGCCGGGTTGATGTAACCCGGCTTCACCCCTTGCACCTCCACAGGAGAAGAAAATGCAATATCCAATCTGTATCGAATGGGGCGACGACAAAACAGCTTTCGGGATTCAAATCCCTGACATCCCTGGCGCGATCACTGCGGGCGATACCTTCGAAGAGGCGTACACCGCAGCAGTGGAAATCGCGAATATCATGCTCGAGGAGATCGCAACAGCCGGAGGCGAAATCCCTCGGCCGACTTCATGGGCTGATCATGCGAAAAACCCAGACTTCAAAGACATGGGCTGGGGCATGCTGGAAATAGACATCACTCCATATCTCGGGAAAACCGAGAAAGTGAATGTGACGCTTCCAGGTTTTGTGATTCAGCGAATTGACCGATACGTGAGAGATCACAACATCAAGAGCCGGTCTACCTTTTTGGCTGATGCCGCCTTGGAGAAGCTTGGGCGGTAATTCGGCGGAAGGCGAAGGAGTCGAACTCTTGCCGGCTCAAGCAGCTCCGGGTTCAAACCGGATTGCCCACCACTGGGCGCCACCTTCCAGAAACGAAAAACCCCGCTCGATGGCGGGGCTTTGAGACGTTACTAATTACAAATCGTTGAGCTTGAAGACGTTGTCTTCTCCGCCTTGCTGCAGATCCTTATCGTAGTCGCTTTCTTCTTCTGGCTCTACGTAGTGGTAAGGATCGTCGTTATCTTGAGCTTCTAGCTCGTCCTCAAAGTCATCCATGAAACCATCGTTGCTATCGCCGCTCATAACCGCTCCAGTACTTGGGAATTGGTTGGGTTTTGCTGCAGCACAGACGAAAAACCCCAACACAACGGCTGGGGTTCTTCGCGTTTGGTCGTCATCCTGTAACGCACCAAACCGCAGGTTCGAAATCTACGCGGTCACTCGGCCACAGTCAAGCGGCCAGTTGATGTAAAAGACCACGCTCCTCTAACAGCGCCTCCACCGACAGATGCGCCGCACTCACCTGGTCGTCAAGCCAGCGCTTGGTGATTGACCTCCAGCGCCGCAGCGTCCTGTCGGGTGTCCCTTCCGCATCCCAGCTGTGAAGAACGTAGAACGATGCTGGCAACCCATTGCGCCGCTCCGGAACCATCCAAGCCATCACACACTTGGTTTTGAACAAGTGGTGGGCGGGACTTACCACCCGAGGCGTGAGGTACGCGGCGGCCTCCTTAACCTCGTTCCGGCTGATCGAGTACTTTCCAACCAGCGCCTGCCATTGAACCTCAGGCAATACCCGCTTGATGGTCGCCCGCGTCATCGAGTCTTGAGTCAACCGCTCCTCAGGCGACAGATCGTCGCTTATTGAATGGCCGGGCAACTCATCGTCGAAGCTCGCCTTGTAATGGCGTTGCCATGACGCTTTCTTGGTCCCGTCATGGATCTCGATCGACATGACCCGGCTGATGCAGTGTGCGGCATCACGATAAACACTCATCAAGCAGCCCTCCGAATTCGCCGTGGTGGTGGATTGTCGTCGAGACCCAGCAGGTTGCGCAGCAGCCGGTCAGCAGTCTTGCTCTTTGCGTTGCCCTCGGCCACCCAGCGCTTGCAGTAATCCCCGAACTCGATGTTCACCCGGGTAGCGTGCCAACTGGCGACCATGTCGAGCAGATAGGCCAAGGCCAGCGCGCCGCCGACTTTCTCCTGGGCCAGGCCCTCCCCGGCAATTTTCAGGAACTTGCGCTCATGATCCATCATGCTCTTGCGCGGCAATGCCGCTGTCACGTTACTCATAGGTCTTGCTCCCCTTAACTCGACCGGCGAAGGGGCGATTGGCTTCGACCTCCTCCTGCGTTGGCTCTCGGCCTGCAAAATTGACGAAGCGGGCGAATTGCCCTTGGCGCTGAACAAGGCATGAACCGGGTGGCGCCTGGCGACCTTTGTCCAGAATCAACTCGGTGACGCCCTGCTCACCCATCTCCGACTCGGGATCGTGGTGCACAAGAATCACGGCATCGGCGTCCTGCTCGATCTGCCCGGAGTCGCGCAGGTCGCTGGCTTGAGGCTTTTTGCCGGGCCTGCTCGCGGGGTTTCGGTTGAGCTGCGCCAACACCAGCACTGGCACGCCCAACTCTTTGCTCAGGTTCTTCATGCCGATCGATATCTTGGCTACAGCCTCGCCGCGGTTCATGGTCTTGCCGTCAGAACCCACCAACCCCAGGTAGTCGACCATCAAGATGTCGAGCCCACGCTCACGCTGAAGCTTGAGAGCCTCCGCGCGAATCCCTGCGATTGTCAGGCCCGGAGTATCATTCAGGTACAGCTCGGCACCTTGGATCTTGCTCGCGGCAACGCCGATCCGATCCCACTCCTCCCGCTCGAGGCACTTCACTTCCTCCATGCGCCGCAGATCGATCCCGCCCTGAGAAGCGATGGTGCGAACGGTCAGTTCCTCTTCTCCCATCTCCAGACTGATGATCAGGCCCACCCCGGCACCGCGGATAGCGATGTGATTGACGATCTGCAATCCGAGCATCGTCTTGCCGCTACCCGGGCGGCCGGCAATCACCACCATGGACTTGGGGCGCAGAAAACCAATCAACTTGTCCAGATCGACTAGGCCGGTGGAAAGCTTCGGCGGCGCCTTGTCGTTTAGCACGTCGTCCATGTTATCCAAGACCCTCGGCAGCACCTCGGCCATGCGTTTGTAGCCGGCCTTCCCTGCGCTCTGCAGATCGCGCAGGTCGGCCAGCGCCAGATGGCAGGCATCGAGGATGTCGTCCGCCGGCAAGTCATCGGTAGCGCCAGCCTCAACGATCCGGCCCAGATCCCGGAACTGACGGATCAGCGCCCATTGCTTGACCTGGCGAGAGTAGGCCTCCCAGTTAGCGGCTGATGGGACGTTACGGTGCAGGTTGATAGCGTACTCAAGCGTGGTTTGCCCGCTGGGCAGATAGCGCTGGATCGACCCAAGTGTCACGGCATCCACGGGCATGCTCCGCCCTAGGCAATCGTGGATCACATCGAACAGTGCTGCGTTATCCTGGTGCCAGAAGTCCGCCGAGTTCATCTGAGAAACGATATCCTCAACCATTCCAACGTCCTCCCTGAGCGATGCGATCATGATCGCGCCAAGGACGCCCTGCTCTGACTCGAGACGGTAGTACTTATCCTCTTGATTCATGCGCGCCTCCGCTCAGATGCCCAGGTGAAGCCCGCCAGCAGCGCCTTGTTCTCGCGCAGCCGATCCAATGCACGCTCGCCGATGTACTGGCCAAGCTCCTTGGCATCCATGTTGGAGACCACCACGGTTGGCTTGACCAATTGATATCGGCGATCCAGCACCTCATGCAGGACTGACAGCTCGTAGTGAGTGCCGGCCTGGGCGCCCACTTCATCGATCACCAGCAGATCGAAGTCAGCCAGTTCGGTGATCACGTCACCCTCGGTGTAACCGGCATTGCGATCCATCGACCGCTTGAATACCCGGATGATCTCGGCTGCCGAAGTGATGACCGCTACCGCCCCAAGCTTGCGAATGACCTGCTGAACAATGCTGCTGGCCAGGTGCGTTTTCCCGGTGCCGACGTTGCCGCACAGCAACAGGTTCCGGCCTTCGCGGTAGTGATCGTCGAAGTTGTCGGCGTAGCCCTTGCAGGTTGCCAACGCCTGGACCATGGCCGAGTTATCGGCGCGGTAGTTCGCGAACATGCTTCCGGCGAACCGAGGGGTGATTCCAGACCCGACCATCGCGCTGTTGGTACGTTCGGCGACGACGTGAGCCAAGGCTTGGGCATGAGCCTCGCTGCCAACCGGCGCAACCCTGAGGCCGTCCCATTGGCATTTCTTGCACGGCCGAATCAGTATCGAACCATCGAACTGCTCGACCTCGGACCGATCGACAGTGCCGTGCACTGGGCATTCGCTTGTAAAGGTGCGCAGCTCAGGCTGGCGACGGAAATTAGAACGCTGGGCCATTTTCGCCTCCTTGGTACATGTCAGGGGTGTGGTTGGGCAGGTTGGTATAGGCCGATTGCTTGCTGGTGGTGGCGGGTTTGAGCACGTCCGTCCATCGCTCGCCGTTTAGCCAAGTTGAGGCGTTCGGAATGTAGCGCCCGCCGTCCTTTGTCCAATCCTCGGAAACACAGTGACTGCCCAAGGCGGTGATCAAGGTCTGGTGAAGCTCCTCGTTCGGCTTCAGCTTCGCCCAGGCCTTGGTGGCGTCCTTGCGCCCTTTCTTCTTCGGGTACAGTTTCCAGAACTGTTCAAAGCCTTCCATTGGGTCGACCGAAATGCCCGAAGAAGTCTGTGTAGTAGTCTTTGTTGTAATCTCTGTATGAAGAACAGGGCATCCTGCCCCGCCCGATGAGGGCAAATTGCCCTCTTCTGATTGGTGCAAATTGCCCTCTTCGATCAGGGCAGCCGATTGGTAGTTGATTGCGTAGTGATTGGTGTGGTCGTGCTTGGCCTTCGCCAGCTTTTCAACTATCACCAAGCCCTGTTTCTGAAGAGAAGTTAGCGACCTTTTCACCGTGTCAGCCGACCAGAACGGGAACTGCTTCTGCCACTGCTCAACGGTGTTGTAGACCCAGCGACGCCCCTCATGATCAAGGCCAGACTCGGTTTCGTTGAGCCAGTACTTGAGCTGCTGCAGGACGATCGCTTCGTTCAAGCCGATCCGCTCCGCGAGACGCGGATTGATGACCAGAGGGCGAAAATTAAACAAAAGGCTCATACAGACGCCCCCTTCTGAGGCAGTGCGAAGGCTTCATGCTCAACACCGTCCATTTGTCCTTCCTCGTCCCGAAGTTGGCGCCGAACGATGTAGCCGGCGCTGATCAGTTCCTTGATCGTCGCGTAGACACTGTCACGACCTTCGGGGCGCTTGCTGCCGGACGAGAACTCAATAAGATCCGCGACTGTGCAGCTCCACCCAATCGGCTGAGAGAGGATGTAAGCCAGCAGGCCGATGGCTCGGAAACTCAAACCTGCCGCAAGGACAGAGTTGCCAAGCCCACAAGCTCTTTGCACTTGAGTGTTTCTGTGAATTGTCATATGTCCAGCTCCCGCGTCACACGGCGGATGAAGTCGTCATAGGCCTCAGACATGACGAAGCCCGCCTGTTCCAACATCTCGCGGTGAGCCTTGGCACCGCCGTACATCTTCCAGCGCTGCTGCTCCGGAAGATCGGCGAACGCGGCATAGCTCGGCCAAGGTCCGGCAATTACCGGCGCTGTACGGGCCTCCTGGGGGGGGGGCGTTAGGGTTGAGGATGGTCATTGCAGAGTCTCCGAGCCCGCGCCAGTAATCCTGGCCACGATCTGAGCCATATCGGTCAGCGTGCCACCAGAAAGGCGCAACACCAGTTGGCGAAGCGCGGTATCGACGTTGATGGCCTCGATAGCGGCGTTGGCAGTGATCTGGGCATTCGCTGCAGCCAAAGTGTCGTTGATCGCCTCCCTCACCCGCTCGCTGGAATTGAGAGCCATACAGGCCAAAGACAGATCGGTCTGCCCACTGAAGTGCGCGGGATGCAGCGTGGTTACTTGGGGCTCATCAATCGGAATGCGCATGTCAGGGATGTCCTCCCCCGCCTGCAAGCAGCGGCGGGCGACCTCCCAGTGCTCATCGGAGACTTTCTTGGCGTCGCCACCAGTCCTGCGCTTGAAAAGCACTGAAAGAGCCGCACGGGTCTCGATCAGAATTACGTGCGTTTTACCGCTCACCTCGATTTTCTCGCCTCGGGTGATGGTCTCAAGGGCATCTTGGACGCGCTCGAAACAAGTCAAAAGTAGAGATGGATCAGCGAAGCGCTCAAGGACTTCTTCGTCGAGAGCTCCCATCGGTTTCTTTGAGGGGAAATGCAGCAAATTTGTCATAGCGAACGCTCCATACGCTCGACGAGCATGCGCATCTTGCGCTTCAGCTTGGTCGTCAGATCGCGCTGAGTTTTCCACCGGGTGTAAGCCACATCAGTGAACGCGATTACCCCAGAGAACTCTTCGTCATAAGGATTAACGCGCTTGTTGGTATTGGAGAAGGGCCGGCCGTATGCGTCGAAGTACACGCGATACATGGTGTTCAGCTCGCGGCGTAGCGAGTTCCTTTTCGTCTCAGCCAACTGAAAATCAACCGCCGCCTCAGCGATCTGGCCCATGAGCTGTTCATTGGAAATCTTCATGCTTGCTCTCCATCGGCGCCAAAGAGGTCAGCCAGGTCAATTTGGTAAGCGTGCAGCCAGGCACCAGCAGGCCAGGCGACTACCCAGCCCCAGCGAGGGTCGTTGACTTTTGGGGGTTTGATATCGCGTGCGTTGCACCACTGCCCGAGTGGACGCCAGCCTTGCTTGCCGAACTTGCGCTTCACAGCGCTCTCGACGGCGGTGACGGTTGCCTGGGTGACGCCCATGCCAAGCTGCTCTTTGAGTTGGCGAGCCTCGCGGACGGCTGCGCTTGCCGTGGCCATTGCCGTAGCTTCCCGACGTGAACCGATCTCGGCTTTGGTTGCAACGGCATGGTCACGCTGCTCGATAGCCAACTGCTCTGCACGTTTCGAGGCCAGCAGGTGTTCCAGCGCGCCAATGTAGTCAGTGGGCAACGCTGGGGCGCTTTGGCTGCGCTGCTGGACCATCTCCCAAAACTCGCGCACCAGCTTCTTCTTGAATGCCCGGACGATGTCCGTGTTACGCATGAAGGTCAGAAGCAGCGTTGATTGGGGCTCGTTGAGAATTGCGACTTCCCGGGTTTGTTCACCCCCAGCAGTTGCAAAGGGTTGGATTTCAAATCCGACCCCTCCGAAATCCTCCAGGTCGGCTTGGTAGGCGCGAACCAATTTGATGACACTTGCGTGATCGTTGAGCGTGCCCTCGGCAATTGCCAGGGTCGTAGTGACGGCATCGCCGTCTTTGATGATGACGATGGTCATTGGGCGGTCTCCTGCTTTTCGATAGCGGCCATAAGAGCCGCGTCAGTTCGGGTCAGACAATGATTCGCGCAATCAACCAGGTGCTGCTCCGGGACTCGATCAAGACTCCCTCCAAGCTGAGTGGCTGCCGCATCGATCCAAGCCGACAATTCCCCAATGAAGCCGGCACGCTGGCCGCTTTTGGAGCTCTCCTCATCTTCCGTGGTCGGCTGCTTCCCATCGAGATCGACGAGCATCGAACCCAGCAGCGTTGCAGAGAGACGGCACGGATTGGCGCGTTCATCCCTTACATATTTCAAGTAAGCATGAGCAATCGACTTGCCCACCACGCAGCCGCCATGGAAGCCGCCAGTTAGTGGCACATCCCAAAATGAAAGTCGGGAGCTGTGATCCTTCCCTACAAAAGGAAGCCGCTCATATGCGAACTTTCCTTGCGGCTTGATGCGCAGGCCGATTTCCCTGCCCTTGGGAAGTGGGCGTTTGGATTTCGGGATGGAGGCCTTCATACCGGCACCTCCGAGTGTCGCGACACGTTTTCGGATTCGGCGTTTTGTGTCGCGACATTCAGTTGCTGGCCAATCTCCTCGCAGTGACAAGAGGCCGTGTTTGCAGCATCAGCAGCTAAGCTCCAACCGACATCGATCAAATTGCGGATGTGCTGGCTAGTCCCGCTCTGACTCTGTGTTGCATGGAGGAGAGCTTCCAGCTGATTGAGGGCCCGTTTCGCGATCTCGAGATTTTCAAGCGCATCGTGGGCGATTTGGCTAGTGGTGCGGATCGGAGTGGTCATTGGACGCCGCCTTCGCTATTGCCGAACTCGACACTGCGAGTTCCAGAGTCGACAAATGCTTTGGCCGAATCCACCAGGAATCGAACACCGTAGATTTCATTTCCATCCATGCCACCCTCGAGAAGGCGATCAAGGATGCTTGTTGCTGCGATTAGAAGATTGCTCGAGGAGCTGAGCGCTTCGCTTACAGGCATTCCCGGTCGAACCTCCAGCAAGCCAAGCGACTTGTCAGAACTGTCAAAGGTGTGAAATGAAGATCGGCTGGTGAGAAGGATCTCTTGCGCCTTTTCTGGGGTGGTGCTATTTTTTGGGTGCATTAGTGCAGTCCTTGTAAAAAGACAACGTGGTACGAAGACCCCTGCGAAGAGTCTGGTTAAGAAGCCCGCCTGCGAAGCGGGCTTTTTGTTGCCCGGAAGAAAGTCAGCCGGACAGCAAAAACAGGGATGGGTTGTGCAGGCTCATGCCGAATTCCTTTTTATCTAACGGGTAAGCCCGCACTTATTGGAAGGCCCTGAACGGGCCTGTCACTGATGGTTGCGTAATCGTGGATTTGAATTCCACCCAACTCGTGCGCGTTGCTTCGTCGATCGTTGGGCGCCCTGATTTGCTCGAGCCCGACCAAGGATCAGGCAAGAGCCGAATTCGCGTAAGTCCATAAAAGAGGCTGTTCATCTGTACAGGCCCCGCCTTAGCCAGCACTGGATGCGCATACAGAGCCATCCGGCCCAGGTGTACTGATAGGCGATTCAGTGGATGATTCACCTACCTTGTGGCGAGCTTCGACTTGAGCAATCAGGCTGCACAGCGAAGAAGCCTTAATTGCGCCGCGAGTGACAATTTCAGCCAGAAGTGCTTTTTCAGGGCTTACCTTTTGCGATCCTGCCAGCCAGTAAGAAACCGTGGCTTGAGACACGCCAAGGGCCAAGCCGGTCCTCGATTGGCTACCGAAGTATTTTATTAGTGTGGTGATGTTTTTAGCCACGAATCCGGCCTCTGATAAGTCTTTTTATAGACTGCACAGAAGCAAACTTATTTGCAACTGTATAAGCGTATTTATAGGATGGTTGGATGAACCTATCAGACCGAATCAAGCTAGCTCGCAAAAAAGCGCACCTCACCCAATCCGAATTGGCGGAGAAGGTCGGCATTGCGCAAACCGCCATCAGTCAGCTTGAATCTGGGAAAACTCTCCGATCTTCATATTTAATTCAGATAGCCCAGGAGTGCGGGGTCAACAGCTTGTGGCTGCAAACTGGCGATGGGGATATGCTCTCCTCAGAGGATCCACAGGCTCTCTGGGCAGCGACTATTGATGAGCTTGTTCATGGAGAGCATGAAGAAGATGCCCCGCTGAATAACGCCGTCCGGAAAAGGATTGAAGCTCTCCAAGCTGCCAGCAAATTCGCGCCCTCAAACTCGCTTCTTACGGCTGAAATTCCGTACCTGATTGAATTCGACGATCCTCTCGATACCAACAGGACCGTGGTCGAAATCAGCGCCACCGCCCAGCTTCATCTCAACGATGAGATTTTAGAAAAGCAGGGAGTGAAACCTGAGCACGTCGTTGCGGTAGCCATCTCGGGTAATTCGATGAGCCCGGTCCTGCACGACGGAAGCACGGTCGTTGCTCACACGCAAGAAACGCTAGTCGTCGACGGAAAGATGTACGTGCTCGATCATGGCGGGCAGATTAGAGTGAAGGCTCTCTATAGGCTGCCAGGCGGAGGAATTCGAGTGAGGAGCTACAACTTGTCAGAACACCCTGATGAGACCTACTCAGCCTCTGAAATCGCGGAAGCGCGCATCCGGATTATCGGCCGTGTTTTCTGGGGCGCTACATTTTTCTGATTCGTCGATAAGCAAGAAAACCCGCCATGAGCGGGTTTTTTTTCGTGCGAAATTTGGGGATCAGCGAAATATCAAAATACTTATTGACCGCCTTTTATCAATAGACTTATATTTCATCCATCGACGGAGCGGACGGAGTAGCAAACTTATGAAAGCGGCAATCAATTTTGGGAATTTTCAAGGCTATACCGGCGTTCTTGCTGAGCAGGAAATGCGTGCGGTGCTAGCGGTTTGCGCAGGCCTAACAGGAAAGCAAGCTGCTCGTGAGCTTGGGCGAGCGCCAGGTACCCTGAAAAAAACTCTTGAACGGGTTTTCTTCAAACTTGGCGTCTCCAGCCGCGCTGCGCTGATCGCCGAAGCGTTTCGCCGCGGCCTGATTACCTCTGTCTCGCGCTCAATGACAGCCAACCCTGGCCCTCAGCATGAGCATCAGCACGACCGCGAAAACCACGACGGCATCTTCATCGCCTAGCCTCGTGCGCAGCGGCGAGCTACTTCAGCGAGGTGGCTGTCCGGTGCGAAGGCATCATGTGGCATGGCAGGTTGTGGTCAGGCCGGGCGAGCCAGGGTAGGGCCGGGCGGGATGTGGCACGGCTGGGTTGGGCATGGCAAGGGCGGTAATCCGCACGGGGTCACCAGCGTATCTGGTGGCGACTTGAAAGCAACTTCCATGAGGCTGTTTTCAAGTTCAACACGCAAAGCACCGTGCATCGCAACGGGCGAACTCGCACACGCAGCGAAACTATGAGGCATCAAATGCAAACTCTTAAAGTTAAGATCATCGGGACCCGTCCGCTTTTAATTCACGCGGATGTATTCGCCGATCCGTTGAACAAGTTGACCAAGGCGCACAAGGTTCTGACTTCGAAACGGAAGAAGTCCGATGAAGATCACGAGCTTATTGCGCGCAGCGAATGGCGTGGCGGTCTTTACTTCGCTGAAGATATTGGTCCGTTTCTGCCTGGCATCAACATCGAGTCTTCGCTTGTCGCTGGCGGTAAACTATCGAAGATGGGCACTCAACTTAAGCGCTCCGTTGAGATCATGGATTCCCGTTGCCCTATCATTTACGAAGGGCCTCGCACAATTGAGGGGCTCTGGGATCAAGCATTCTACGATGCTCGCTCGGTCAAAGTTGGCACTGCTCGCATCACGCGATATCGCCCACTGTTCCGCGAATGGTCGACCATCTGCGAGATTGCCTTCGACCAGGAGTCAATCGACCGAGCCCAGGTCCTGAAATGCCTGGAAGACGCCGGCCAGTACTGCGGAGTCGGCGACTACCGCCCGAAATTCGGCCGTTTCACCGTGGAGGTGATGCCATGAGTATTGTTCCTCTCAACCCAAACTCATGGAGCCTTGAAAAAGCAATTGAACAGTTCCTCGATGACAAATTTGCCGATGGGCAGTTGATCAGCCACGACTGGCTTACCTGGGCGCTCAATTTACCGAAGCCGAAGACCGCTCAGGAAATGGTCAACTGTCAATTCGTCATTCTGGACCGCGTCGAACAATTCAAAGAAGCGCTTCTGACACAACATAAAATTTACATCGTCAGCGTTCGCGGCAAGGGTTATCGAATTGTTCCGCCATCAGATCAGGCGTTCATTGCAATCGATACCGCGATGCGTGGCGTTCGTCGGGAGTTTTCAAAATGCAAGGAAGTTATGAAGCATACGCGGATTGGCGAACTTGATTCGGATCAGGCAAAGCGACATCTGGATGCGCAAGTAAAAGTGTCTGCGCTTTCTGGAATGATTGGTAAGGGTAAGCGCGAAGTTTTCAAGCTGTTCAAATCATAACTACAAGCGACTCAATAAACTTCTTGAGATTGCCAAGTTACTCGGCGGGCTATCGACTTGCCCGGAGAAAGTTAAACATGAAAAGAAGCCTGATATTTACCCATGTACCTACGGTAATGCTGCTGATGATTGCCGCAGGACAGGCCGGGGCCGATCAGCAGCAGGTGTTGATCGATATTCAGCACGACAGCCGGCGCCAGGTGACTTGCTGGGTTACCCCGCAAGGTGGAATCAGCTGCCTGCCGGATAGCTCGCTCCTACAGGTGCCCGCCAGCACAAGCACCGATGAAAGCGCAGCAGCACGGGCGTCTCTGGCGAATTCCGGTGGTGAAACAGGGCGATTGCCCGCCACCCCGCTCCCACAGGAAGAGAGGTTCCAGCTATGACCATCCAAACAGCTGCGGGCACTCGCCTGCATCTTCAAAACGATCTCGGCAAGCTCGGCGAGCGCCTGATCCGCTTTGGCCAGGCTTTGCAGAACCCAGACACCACTGTCGGGCAACTGACCACCCTGGCCAGCTCATGCGGGATCAAGCTGAAGATGCGCGCCATTGCTGAGTCAAGCACCGAGGCGGAATAGCTCATGCGTGAGGACGGTATTGGGCGCAAATGGACAGAACAAGAGGTCGCCCTGTTGACCGAGTTCTACCCGCTTACCCCAATGGCTAAATTGGTATTGAAGGTGGGTAAGACTGCCGGCCAGATCAAGAACAAGGTCGCCAATCTCAAGCTGAGACGAGACCAGTCGTTCCTAGATGCAACCCGCTTTAAGCCGGGAAGCCTAGGCCCCGCAACCCACAACTGGATTGAGCCTGGTGAGCGGCGGGATACCGGTAAATACATCTCGCTGAAGCTGCCAAGTGGGGAGTGGGTGCTGGACCACAGATGGACCTGGGAACAAGCAAACGGCCCGATCCCTGACGACTGCGTGATTGTCGCCAGGGATGGAAATATCAAGAACACCGCCTTGGCCAACCTGCAACTGGTTTCCAAAGACGAGCATTGCAGGCGCAACCGGGTGCGCAAATATCCCGCTGAGTTGCAGGACGTAATCCTGGCCCAGCAAGACCTCAAAAGAGCCATACGAGAAAAATCATGAAGAACAAATTGAGTGACCTGCGTGACCACCTTTTCGCACAACTTGAAGCTGTGCGCGAAGCGCCTGAGGGCGAGCTGGAGAAAGAGGTGCGGCGAGCGCAGTCCGTTTCTGACATCAGTCGTGTGCTGATCGAGAGCGCGAAGGTCGAGATCGACTACTTCCGTCACATTGGCGGCGAGAACAGTGCCAGCAGCTTCATTGAATCGAAGCCGGCGCTCCCCCCAGCCAAAGGAGCTGCCCGTGGCTAAGACAATCATCAGGGTTCGCCAAGGCGCGATCGCCTACTACCTGAACGAGTCTTCCACCGGCGCCAAGAACAACGGCCGGCGCTTCATTCTGAGTCGTACCAGCGATCACGGAAAAACGAAGGACGGCTGGATCAAGGTCAACACCACTGAGCACCAGGCGCTGATCGATGCAGCGAGTGACGCGGATCAGTTCGCCGCCTGCAACAACCTGTACGCCAGCAAGAAGCCGCGGCTACACGTCGACCGTCGCAGCATTCGCGGACTGGCCGGCAAGTGGGAGGGCATAGCATTTCCGCTTCGCGTGACTCACGGCCGTGACGCGACACGAAATGCGAATAACGAAATCGTGTCGCGACACGCGGAGCGGTGAAGCGATGCGCTATGTGACCGTCAGGAAATTCGCCAGCGAGTCTGGCTACACAGAAGACGCGATCCGCTCAAAGATCCGTGACGGCATCTGGCGGCTCGGTGAGATATGGATCAAAGCGCCGGATGGCCGGACGCTTCTCGACATAGAAGGATATGAGTCATGGGTAGAGGCGGGAGGGGAGTTCGGGCGGTCTCCGATACGAGTATCGAAATCACGTTCATGTATCGGGGCGTCCGGTGCCGCGAGCGGATCACGCTCAAGCCCACCGCCACTAATCTGAAGAAAGCCGAGCAGCACAAGGCAGCGATCGAACATGCGATATCGATCGGAACCTTCGACTACTCGGTGACGTTTCCGGGATCTGCCCGGGCAGCGAAGTTCGCGCCTGAGGCATCCCGCGAAACGGTAAACGGTTTTCTGACCAGGTGGCTCGAGGCGAAACAGAAACACGTCGCGAGCAGCACATTTGATGGCTACCGAAAGCTGGTCACCCTGCGCCTGATTCCAGCCCTCGGCGACACGATGATGGTCGACTTGAAGCGGAAGGCTGTACGGGACTGGCTCGACACCTTGGAGGTCGGCAACAAGACGCTAAGCAATATCCAGAGCTGTCTCCGATCTGCGCTCAACGATGCGACTGAGGAAGAGTTGATCGAGTCGAACCCTCTCGCCGGGTGGACCTATTCCCGCAAGGAGGCGCCGCCAAAAGAAGACGACGTTGACCCCTTCAGCCCCGAAGAGCAGCAAGCGGTGTTGGGCGCCCTCTCCGGCCAGGCTCGCAACATGATGCAGTTCGCCCTCTGGACGGGCCTGCGCACCAGCGAACTAGTGGCGCTGGACTGGGGCGATATCGATTGGCTGCGGGAAGAAGTGATGGTCAGCCGTGCAATGACCCAGGCAGCCAAGGGAAAGGCGGAAACGACGAAAACTGCCGCTGGGCGCCGAAGCGTTAAGCTGCTCCGGCCCGCACTGGAGGCGTTGAAAGCGCAGAAGGCGCACACATTCCTGGCGGACGCCGAAGTGTTCCAGAACCCAAGAACGCTAGAGCGCTGGGCTGGCGACGGGCCGATTCGGAAAACGATGTGGGTGCCGGCAATGAAAAAAGCTGGTGTTCGGTATCGGCGCCCTTATCAGACGCGACACACCTACGCATCGATGATGCTGTCCGCCGGCGAGCACCCGATGTGGGTGGCCAAGCAGATGGGGCATACGGATTGGACGATGATTGCCCGAGTGTATGGGAGGTGGATGCCTTCGGCCGACGAAATTGCTGGGCAGAAAGCAACCGCACTTTTTGATGCTCGCTTAGAAGGTACGGGCAGTAAGTAGAAATTTCGAGAAAAAAAAACCGCTGAATGCGGTTTTTTTTTGAGCAGAATTAACCCGCTCGGGCAGCGGCTAATACTTCCAACTGACGTTCTGTCGATCGTTTCAGAACCGATTGGTAAACGCGCTGCTTCTGATCGGCAGGGGCGTTCCGAAAGAAATCAGAAAATGGAGTAGAACGTGTTGATTGCGCTTTTTTCATAGCAAAACCCCGGACTTGATGTGTTTCAACAGACCCTCACGATCGTATCCATCGTGCAGATGATCTTCGATTTTGGCAACGTCAACCTCATAGGACTTCGGTGACGCATCAGTGTTCTTAACCAGAAGATCGACACGAATATCTTTGCCAAATTTCTTTTTGAGAGAATTAACCACCTCTTTCGTGGTGAAGAACTGCTCAACAAAAATTTCTGGAGGAATGCGTCGACCTTCGATTTTTTCCCGGGCGGCTACGAAACGCCAGGCCAGCTCAGGTTTCTGGTAAACGAAAATCACGACGCAATCTCTGTGCCGCTTGATCGAGCGAGAGATATTCTTCTCTGCCCTAGCAAGGTTACAGAGGGTGCCATCCAAAATGAACGACTGACTCTGTTCTAATGCCATATCGTGAATCTTGTCAACCAGAATCGAAACCGGGTACTGAAACATCCAAGAATTGTTACCCGTGTACCCCTCAAATTCAGACCGGAAGTCGTCAGGGTCGATTCGCATAATCTTAGATTTTCCAGAGGCGTCAAGCTCAGCTATCAGCTCTATCGCAGCCTCTGTTTTCCCAGCTCCAGCGCATCCGGCCATAAACACCGAGACCGGCATCTTCTCAGGAATGTAAACGGCAGGATTTGTAAATTCTTTAGCTATGCGCTTCTTGTTCGCCTTGGCGTGAAGCGTTGCGGCCTCTATTAACAGCCCTTCAGTGTACAGCATATCCGTATGACACTCCGCATGAAGGCCGAGCATTCTATACGTATGCGGCTCGACTTTACAGGCCGTAGGTCGGATGAATAGACCTTCAGAAGGACGTAATGGGCGCGAAAGGATGGCGCGAGCAGCCCGTTCAACTAAATGCCAGCAAAATGACAGCCTGAGCGCTGAAAGCCACGTAAACTGGGGGTTAGACGCGGGTTCAAATCCCCCCGGCTCCACCAAATGATCAATCAAAGACGTCCACGGACGTCTTTTTTTGTGCCTGCGATCCAGTAAATACATGGCCTCCAGCGCTTTTGCGGTCTTCTGAGATTTTTTGAGTTCCAGCCATTCGGGTATTCCAAACGGTATTCCAGGCCATCCGGTGCTAATCTTTGGAATACCAAATCAGTGCCTGAGGAAAATCTCGTGCCTGCTCAAACCCTCCGGCTCTCCGATCGACAGCTCAAGGCAGTCAAACCCGCGTCCAAGGATTACGTCCTCACCGACGGTGACGGTTTGCAGCTCCGCGTACGTAGCAACGGCTCGTTGCTGTGGAATTTCAACTACCGCGAACCGGTGACCAAAAAGCGCATCAACATCGGCTTCGGGACCTACCCCGAACTGTCACTGGCGAACGCACGAAAGATGGCAGTCGAAGCACGCGAGCTGCTCGCCCAGGGCATCGATCCGAAGGTACAGCGCAATACGCTCATTGAGGCCAAGCGCGCAGAAACGGAACACACCTTCGAGAACGTGGCCTCCGCCTGGTTCGAGCTCAAGAAAGACTCAGTCACGCCGGCCTACGCCGAAGACATTTGGCGGTCGCTGACGCTGCATGTGTTCCCCGACTTGAAGACGACGCCACTCGCGAAAATCACCGCGCCGATGGTGATCGAATTGCTCCGTCCAATCGAAGCGAAAGGCAGCCTGGAGACAGTCAAGCGTCTTAGCCAGCGGCTAAACGAGATCATGACCTACGGCGTAAACTCCGGCCTGATCTTCGCCAACCCACTCAGCGGCATACGAGCGGTTTTCAAGAAGCCCAAGAAAGAAAACATGGCTGCGCTGCCGCCCGAAGAGCTCCCAGAGCTCATGCTGGAAATCGCGAACGCCAGCATCAAACGCACCACCCGCTGCCTGATCGAATGGCAGTTGCACACGATGACTCGCCCCGCCGAGGCGGCGACTACTCGCTGGACAGACATCGACTTTGAAAGGCGTGTCTGGACTATCCCACCGGAGCGGATGAAGAAGCGCCGCCCGCACAGCATCCCGTTGAGCGATCAAGCCATGGCATTGCTGGCAATACTGAAGTCCCATAGCGGTCATCGGGAGTACGTCTTCCCGGCAGACCGAAACCCACGTACTCATGCCAATAGCCAGACCGCGAACATGGCGTTGAAACGTATGGGCTTCCAGGATCGCTTGGTCAGCCACGGCATGCGCTCGATGGCCAGCACCATCTTGAATGAACATGGGTGGGACCCGGAGCTCATCGAAGTGGCGCTGGCGCACGTCGACAAGGATGAGGTGCGCAGCGCCTACAACCGGGCCGACTACATCGAGCGCCGGCGGCCGATGATGGCTTGGTGGAGCGAGTACATTCTAAAGGCGTCGACGGGCAATCTCTCGGCCAGCGCGATGAGTGTGGCCAGGGATCGGAACGTAGTACCGATCCGATAG